CTGTAAACAATATAGATTTGAGTTATAACAAATAAAACAACTAGGGCAATATTAACCAAGATATTTAGAATAAGTAGCCCTCCTTTGTTTGTACTTAACCTTATTTTGGCTTACTTGAACAGATTTCAATCATAGAAGAACCTAGATATTAGCCAGACATCAAAAGGGGTGTACTAAGGAAAACTTTTTAGGAGATGGAGTAATTATAATTTAAAGTTTAGGTGACATCTGAATTAGGTTCGGCTGTTAATGCAATAATGCTTCTGTCAAAAGTTGAAGGTCCATGAGAATTTGTTCTTTAACTTGTAATTCTGGACATTTGTAATAATCATCTACAAGCAGATTAAGTTCTTTATAAATTAATAAGGTAGGCATTTTAACCCTCATAATAGTTCATATTTCTTAATTAACATTATGCAACATTGAATTATTAAATGGAAGTAAAATACCAATAGTGAGTCAATAATCACTTAAGAATTGTGAAAGGTAAAGGGTATTACAAAGAATTGGGGGTTTGATGAAATGGAAGATTTAAAAATAAACCCTAGTACAATGAAACTAGAAATTGATATAATGGAACTACCTACAAGTTGTGTGATTGTTATCTGCGACGGCAAAGCAAAGCTCAGAGAACTTCCGACTCACGGGGAATATAAGATTGTGACGCATCAAGGTAAAGTGAAGAGGATGCGGATTGAGCAGGGGGAAGAGTTTTGAAAATGAGAGAGAATTTTTATTTCTATTTTAGTATTTTCTCTTTATTATTTATTTTTATATTAATTTATTTTTTTTATGAAATGGACTATCAGTTATCAAATTTCATAGATGTTAAAACAATACTTACTGTATTAGGAACGGTTTTTGGAGCATATTTCGGTGCAAAAACGGCTGGGAAATTTGCAATAGCTTCTGTTGAAAAACAAATTGAAAGTAATAACAATAAAGAAGCAGAAAAAAGCAAAAAGACTATTAAGATTATTATGATGGAAGTCTATACGCTAAGAACATATTTGGAAATGTTTCTAGAAAGTAAAAATGAAAAAGGTAGCGAATTAAGGAAACTATATAGTTTACTTGAAGATCTCGTAAAGAAACGTGCGGTAAAACTAGATAATACAATGAATAAGGTTGATTGGATGTACATTCCTGAAAATGAATTTATAATGATGACGATAATTAAAGAATTAGTCAATAATTTATTTATCGACATAGATTATATCCAAAACAATACAAGCTTAGAAGATGAGGAAGAAGACTTTCTAATTTTTTGGAAAACAACTGAAAGATGGAATGAAGAGGTTAAAGAGTTAAAAAAAATAGAGACAAGACTAAAGCAATATTAATAGTCCACCCAGCCAACTGGAGGACAGCAAACGATTACAGCAACCGCTGTGTCATTTGTTGTCCTCTTTTTTTATTTCATCAAGGGAGAGATGGAAATGAGAGCGATTCAAACAGAGTTTATCGAAAAAGGGTTAAAACAAGCCGATAGAAGCGATTTAAAGAACGGACAATTAAATATGAGCAACAGGCAAAAAGAAACGTTCTCTCGTAGAGAATTGGAAGATTTGATGGGGTGTAATCGAGATACCTACAAAAGAGTAAGAGGGTCAGTCAAAAGACGATAGGAGGACTTAATTTGGATAACTGGGCAGATAGATTAATCCAAGAATATACAGAGGGTAAAAAAGAATTGAATTTGTTGAAAGAAAGATCTATAGATGCTGAAGATGTTAAACAGATTAATAGCATGATTGATAGTATGTCCTACTCTATCGATTGGATGACGTCTGGTCGACAACCAGGTACATACAGAGGGGTAGACAAAAGAGGAATCTATCAACGTCAATTTATCCAAACAATCGAGTGCATTCCAGACATTACTGAGCAACTTGAGGCAGAACCAAAACAGTTGTATATGACGAGGGAAGAGAAAATCATCCTTGCAGATATATTAACTTCTCTTTCTCATCGTGAGAGATATTGCTACATTATGTATGTTTCACAAGGCCTGAGTATGAGCAAAATAGCAGAATCGATAGGTATAAAAAAGAGAACAGTACAACAATATATTGAAAGAGCCAGAAAGAAAGTAAAAGAAAAAGTTGCTTGAAATTAATCAATATTTTAACTAAGATAACTGTAGGTGATGTTTATGGAACTATTAAACGATAGAAAAGTTAGAAATCTACTTTTGAATGAGTTAAATGAAAAATATGGGGATTGTCCTGAAACTCGCGTTATTAATGAGTTAGGTCTTGATTTCGGTGCTGCAAGAGTTGATGTCGCTGTAGTCAACGGAATAATGCATGGTTACGAGATAAAAAGTGACTTAGATACTTTGTACCGATTGCCGAGACAATTAGAATATTATAATCGTGCTTTTGAAAGAATGACAATAGTTGTTTCGAGAAAATATCTTGAAGAAGTTAAGCATATAGTCCCGAATTGGTGGGGTATTAAAACTATAAGTTTGGATCAAACCCGATTAATAAATATTAGAAACGGTAGAAAAGTATCGCAACAGGACCCTGATTTAATCATAAAGTTACTTTGGAAAAAGGAACTAGAAAAGTTCATTGACCATTTATCTCTAAATAAAGCATTTAAGAAAATGAGGAAAAATCAACTTCTTGCGTATTTAGGACAAGAAATTGATTTTAAAGTCACGCAACAATTTGTTTATAATACATTAAAAAAAAGAGAGAACTGGAGACCGCTTTAAAGCTGATTGATAGTAGTCTCAATATGATGGTTAACTGATATAGCAATAGGTGCCTGATGGTCACTTATTGTTATTTTTTTATCTGCACATTTTTTTATTTCTAAATCCCCGAAAGAAAAGTCTTCGCCTGGGTAAAAGTCCTGATCAATAATTTGCTGGCAAATTTCAAAAAATGACTCTTCACCGCCGTCTCTGATTAATTTTGATTTTGCAATATAATAATCAGTTTCAGTAGTATAGAAAATTTTAAAGTAAGAATTATTGTAATTAAAACCAGTTAAGACTTCTCCTTTTAATCTCGTTGCATAATCTCCAAAATGAAGTTTCTCAAATTCCTTAGATAATTCAAAGTAAGTATTTAAGTCATGACGAGAGTTTACTAGAGTCAATCCATGTGCAACTGCATCACTTGCATTTTCAGGACATGATGTAGATAAAAATACAATATTAGTAGGGTTAAGGTCATTAAATGTCTTTATAGCACTTTGAATTCTATCATTAGTTGTTTTACTATTGAAAAAATCAAGAATAATAGTGAGTTCTACGGTTGGCTCTAATTTAGATAAATCTTCTTTTAATTTACTGTAAACGAAACGGTCAAATGGTTCTTGAAAGTCATGACAACGTATCCTTATTGCAATCGATTTGGTTCCAGAATTGAGAATTGAATTAATCAGCCAATCAGGTGAATCATGATGGAAACAAGGGGTTACAGATAATTCATTTTCAAGCAATTTATTCATGCAATGGACTACTAAATTGTCGCCTTTTGAAGTTAGTAATTCCTCTTTTGAACTTAATTCCTCAATAGCGCAGTTAAAATCATAAATAAAATTAATTGTTTTTACTCTTTCTTTTAAGTAGTTGCCAAGTGTATTGAATGCAGCTTCCCATTTATCAACATTTACAGGTTTGATTCTTTTCGATTCTATTATTGGAACTAGTTTACTTCGAGAAGAATCCTTTAGTTCTCGCAACGCTTTCATTTCATTGTTTCCATATTTTAGTAAAGGGTAGTACATTTATATCTCCTCCTTATGGATTGTTTTTCTTACAAATTATAAGTATTCGACATAATATTGCTTTTTCCCTTTAATTTTTTAAAATGACGTACGCTCGACGTACGAAGTCTCTATAGATAAGGGGAGAAAAAGTGGGGGTGCGTTCGAATGATGTATCCTTTCTTCTATCTCTTGTATACGAGTTTATATTTTGTTGCAGGAATTTTCACTTTCAATGGCGAATATTGTCAATTGGAGGTGTATTATGTTTAAAAATTGGACAAACCGCGATTGGTTATGGTTACTAGGGGTATTAATTAGCATAATAATTTTACTCATATCATCAATTTTTGCAAAAAGTAAAAATATAGAACTGAACTTCAGTATAGTTTCAAGTGCAGTGTCAATTGCACTGGCTTTGGTAGCTATTTTTATAGCTTTAAGTCAATCAAGAGAAAATCAGGAACTTTCAACAAGTCTGAAAGTAACGATGTCTATTATGAATGAGAAATTAAATAGTGTAGATGAAAAAGTAAATAAAATTGACCCAGATGTTCTCGTTAAAGTATATAGACAAAAAATTGATGATGTGATCACTGAGGTCGGTAAAAGTATTAAAAGTAGCAGTGAAATTAGTCCTGAAGAAATTGAGGAGAAATATCGGTTGGAGTTTAATTTGGCTGAATTGGAATTAGAAGACATATTACAAGATATGAATTACATTAATCCGAAAAAATCATTAGTTTCATTTTATCAAATTGGAGATAAGGTGGTGCATAAAAAATGGGGAATAGGTGAAGTCATTGTAGTTAAAGGGCAAGGGGAAGATACGGAAATAGATGTAAAGTTTTCAGAGCCTGTTGGAAAAAAGCGATTACTTGCTAAATTCGCACCAATAACAAAATTAGACTAGAGCGGCATCCTTCGGGGTGTTTTTCTTTTGCATAAAAAAACCGAGACTCTAAAGAATCCCGGATAACATTCGTTAGGGGGACTCGAACCCCCGACAACCCCTTTATGAGAAGGGCACTCTATCCAACTGAGCTATAACGGCATAATACTACTTATTAAAAAGTAGGCTAACATAATTATAGTAATTGTAGAAATACTTGTAAAGTACTAATTTGAGTAATATTCTACCAAGACAATAAGCATATCGCATAATGAGGTGAGAGAAAATAAAAATGATTATGGAGGTGGTGTTATGGTAGATGGTTGAAAAATACGAACTTGCCAAGAAAGATTATAGAGCTGGTATGAAGTATAAAGATATTGCTGAAAAATACGATGTTAGTCTTAATACAGTTAAGTCTTGGAAACAACGTAAATGGAGTAATAAGGATGAAGATGCATCTAAAAAAGGTGTGCACACAAAACAAAAAAGGGTGCATACAAAAAAAGAACCTAAAGAGCCTATTGTTGAGTCGGATGAACTGACTGAAAAACAACGGCTTTTTTGTATTTACTACATTAAGTATTTCAATGCTACGAAAGCTTATCAAAAGGCTTATGAGAGCAACTACATTACTGCAAATGTAAATGGAAGTAGATTGCTAGTAAATGCTAGTATCCAGAATGAAATTGATCGAATGAAAGAAGAAAGAGCAACTGAGCTCAAACTAGATGTAAGAGATATCATACAAAAATACATCGATATAGCCTTTGCTGATATAACTGATTTTGTTACATTCGGTTCTGAAACTCTGGTGGCTAAAGATGAATTAGGGCGCAATATACAAGACGATGAAGGCAATAATATTACTTACAACGTTAATCATGTAGATTTCAAAAGCTCTGATTCGGTAGATGGCACCATCATTAGTGAAGTTAAAAAAGGTAAAGATGGTATCTCTGTAAAACTAGCAGATAAAATGAAAGCTCTTGAAATGCTCTCTAAGTACACTGACTTACTTAATGACAAACAGCTGAAACAACTACAAATTGAAAAAGCTAAAGCAGAAGTTAAGCAGCTCACAAACGAAACGGAATCATCTAGCAGAACCATCATCGTGAATGACAAGGAAGAAATGAGGCGATTAATGAATGAGCGAGCAAGTCGTTGACGTTCTGGAATTAATGAATCCTCATTTTTATTCGTTTTGGTTAGCTGAAGAAGCGAATATCATTCTAAAAGGTGGACGTTCTTCTATGAAGTCATCGGTAATCAGTATGAAACTGGTACTAGACTTTGTAGAAGATGAACAAGGAAATGTGGTTGTTCTTCGTAAAGTTGGGAAATACCTTTCCACTTCTGTTTATGAGCAAATCAAGTGGGCCATTTATATGCTGAAGCTAGAAGATGAATTCTACTTTGGTAAGTCTCCATTACTAATACGTCATAAAGCAACCAACACTGCTATTTACTTTTATGGAGTAGATGATCCACAGAAACTTAAATCAGCAAAAATAGCAAAAGGTTATGTTATGGCTTTGTGGTATGAGGAGTTAGCTGAGTTTGCAGGTGTCGAGGACATTGATATCGTAGCTGATACTTTTATTCGCCAGGACTTAGGCGGTAAGGATGTTAAGGTTTATTATTCTTATAATCCACCTAGAAACCCATATGCTTGGGTGAATGAATGGACTGACAGTAAGGCTAGTGATGATGATTATCTCGTTCACCATTCCACTTATATGGATGATGAAAAAGGATTCTTATCGGCTCAAATGCTTCGTAAAATCGAGAAGTATAAAGAGAATGATATTGATTATTGGCGCTGGATGTATGCAGGTGAAGTCATTGGCCTTGGAGATATGGTTTATAACATGAATCATTTTCAAACGATTGACAAGCTACCTGAGGATGATGACATTATATTAATAGATACAGCATCAGATACAGGGCATCAAATATCAGCTACTACGCATTTAGCTTTAGGATTAACTAAGAAGCAAAACGTCATTCTATTGGATACCTATTACTACAGTCCAGAAAATAAAGTGGTTAAGAAGGCACCTAGTGAACTGTCAAAAGAACTAAAAGAGTGGCAGGATAGCATTGTGAAAGATTACAAGCGCCATTTCGATGTTCAAACGATTGACAGTGCAGAAGGTGCTTTAAGGAACCAATATTTCAAGGATTATGGCATTAGATTACATCCAGTAGCGAAGAAAAAGAAAATAGATATGATTGACAACGTCCAAGACTTATTAGCTCAGGGGCGTTTTTTCGTGCTGAATACAGAAAACAACAAAGTGTTTATTTCAGAGCATCAGAAATATCAATGGGATGCAGATTCGTTAAATACTGCTGATCCAAAAGTAATTAAAATTGATGATCATACGTGTGATGCATTTCAATATTACGTTATGGATAATTTACGCAAACTAGGATTGAAATACTAAAGGCGGTGAAAAGATGTTCGACAAAATAAAGAGTTTTATTAGAGGGGGGTTGTATCGATTGCGAATAATTAAGAGTCTAGAAAAGATATCGGATTTTAAAGATATTCCGAGAAGTGATGAAATGTACAAGAATATGAACATATGGATGAGTTTATATAAGGGCTACTATGAAGCGTGGCACAAAGTAAATTACCAAACAATTGCAGGTGAACAAATTCGCAAATTGGATACCCTAAATATTGCTAAACTAGCAGCATCGGAAATGGCCTCTTTAGTTTTCAATGAAAAATGTGATATCAGTATTAGCGATGAGAGTCTTGCTGAAGAAATAGACAAGGTCTTTAAAGTAAATAAATTCAATAAGGTTTTTCAAGACTTTATAGAGTATCAATTTGCTCATGGTGGAATGGTCATTAAACCTTATGTGGACGATGGAAAAATCATCTTATCATTTGTAACTGCAGACGGTTTTATTCCTTTATCTTGGGATAACGAAAATATTACAGAAGCTGTTTTTCCGAATGAGTTTGTTAAGAACGGTGAAAAGTATACGCATTTAGAGTGGCATATTATCGAAGATGGCGAGTATTTAGTTAGAAATGAAGTTTACGAGTCTGGAAATGGCATTGAATTAGGAAAGAAAATGCCCCTTGAAAGATTCTTCCCGGGATTGGATGAAGAAGTACCAATTAAAGGGCTGGAGAGAACATTATTCGTATATTTCAAACCGAATTCAGCTAACAACATTGATATAGAAAGCCCTCTAGGTATTTCTATATTCGCGAATGCTCTTGGTACCATGCACACAATTGATACGATTTTCGATAGTTTCCATCGTGAGTTTAGATTAGGAAAGAAAAGAATATTAGTCCCAGCTCATATGGTTAAGTCAGTAGTGGACCCAAATTCAGGAAATTTAGTTCGTTATTTCGATGATTCAGATGAAACATACGAATCGTTTGGCTCTAACTCAGATAATGAGGATATAAAAGACATTAGTGTTGAACTACGTGTAGAAGAGCATATCAATGCTATCAATGCCTATTTGAATATCTTTGCGATGCAAACAGGCTTTAGTGCTGGAACCTTCTCCTATAACGGACAAAGCATGAAGACCGCAACCGAGGTTATTTCAGAGCAATCTAAAACATTTAAGAGTAAACAGTCTCATGAAACGATTATAGAGGCAGGCATTCAAGAGCTTGTTGGGGCTATCGTTGAACTAGCTAAGTTATACGATCTTTTTGCAGTTCCGGAAGAATATGAGGTAACAGTTAATTTTGATGATTCCATTGCCGAGGATAAAGGCGCTGAAATCAACCAACAGATTTTATTAGTTAGTGGTGGCCTTACTTCTAAAACGAGAGCCATCATGAAAGTGCATGGAGTAACAGAAGAAGAAGCAAAACTAATTCTAAAAGAAATAAATCAAGAGGAGAAAGATGCAGCACCTGATATGGAGGCTATAAAAAGCGCTACATTCGGAGGAAGAGAGTGATTAGATGTCTGGTATTGATCCATATCAATTAAACCTGTTTGTCTCTCCTGTTACCGAAATTTACATCATGCTGGAAGATGAAATATTTAGCATGATGGCCAAGAGATTGAAGACTAATAAGGACTTCGATAAAGATCATGTACTTAAATGGCAAGTAGAGAAGATGCAAGAGCTGAAAACGTTGAATGCTGAAACAATAAAGCTATTGTTAGAGGCTACAGGGTTATCAGAAGAAGCAATAATTAAAGCTATTAATTTTGTGGGTGTTGGGACCATCGAAAGTGTGGATGAAGAACTCAAGCCGGTATTTGAAAAGCTGAAAATACCTTCTCAAATCGATGCAGTATTACAGGCTTTTATTGACCAAACCTTTTTAGAGATTGATAACTTCGTCAATCAAACCTTAATCACTACGAATTACGGTGAAGGTACTGTCATGCAGATGTATAAAAAGATTGTGGAAGAATCAACTGCAAAAGTATTAGCTGGGACCACGACAATTAATAAAGCTGTTGCTCAAACCATTATTAAATGGTCTGAAAGAGGTATCAATACGGCATTCGTAGATAGGGGTGGCAATGTATGGAGTTTAGAGCACTATACAGACACTGTTGTTCGTTCGACTGTCAATAACACCTATAACCAATTAAGGACATCTAGAATGGCTGATTATGGGGTCGATTTAGTTTTAGTTAACAGTTATGCAGATGCTAGAAAAGA